ATTTATTATGGAGAGACCCTAGAGTATTGCCAACATTTAATCTAATTACACTTAAGCACCAACATTCACCGGGTATTGATGTACCGAGTAAGTATAACAGCTGGCTTGATATGGTAAATCATTACAAAAGCATAATGGATACTATAGATTACGATATAGTACTTACAGGTACAGGCGCATCATCATTACCGTTAATATCTCACGCGCGCACTAGAAATAAAAAAGGTATTCATCTCGGTGGTCCGTTACAGCTACTTTTTGGTATAAAAGGTAGTAGATGGGATAACGGACCCGTCGGTCAACATTTTTATAATGAACATTGGGTAAGACCATCTCAGGATGAAATACCGCAAAAATACAAAACAATAGAAGATGGTTGCTATTGGTAAAAAGTAGTATAAAATATTTTTTGTGCGCTTAGTAAGTTTTAAAACGCTATCAATACGTAATTTTTTATCAGTCGGTCAAACACCGGCTGTTATTAACTTTCAACCTGGCGTCAATGTTATTACAGGTATTAATTACGATAAAGAAGACTCTAAAAACGGCGTTGGTAAATCTACTATTGTTGATGCTCTCTATTTTGCACTTTTCGGTTCAACTATTCGAGAACTTAATAAGGATCTTATTATTAACTCTCTTACAAAGAAAACATGTGAAGTAAAACTTGATTTTCAGACAAGTAATAACGGAGTAGTAAGTAATTACCAAATTACAAGAACACTTGCTCCTACAAAGTGTTTTATTAGTAAAGATGGTGTTGATATTACACATTCTACAATGGCTAAGACGAATGAGTTTATTCAAAAGCTTATTCGTTCTACGGGTAAGGTTTTTCAGAATTCCGTTATCATGACTATCAATAACACTGTACCGTTTATGGCACAGTCAAAGATTGATAAGAGAAAATTTATTGAAAGTGTTTTAAACCTTGAAGCGTTTTCTGATATGCTTTCTAAGGTAAGAGATGAATATAACGATACAAAAAGAGATTACGAAGTTGTTTTTGCAAAAAATCAAACTATAGAAAAGAGTTATACAACAAGTAAGCAGCAATTAGAACACTTTGAAGAAAATAAGAAGAATAAAGTAGATGAAATCTTAAAAAAGATCGATGACAATAAGCTAAAGATAAATGAGTTAAAAAAACAAATAACCGCGTTACCTGATAACGTTGATCAGCTTATTGATAATAAAATTAACGCAGCTGCAACCGAGTTAAAAGATATACAAATAAAACATAAAGAATCTTTTAAAAAGTCTACTGAGATTAAAACTAATATCCGCATGCTTAAAAAGCAGATAGATAATCTTCAGGAAGCAGGTTCAGTTTGTACGGCATGTAAGCGTTCTTTTCCGGAAGATGATTTAAAGCATAAAGAAGAGCATATTAACAATCTCAATAAAGAAATAGAGTTACTTCTAAAGGAAGATACAGCTGCTTCTGAAATAGTTAATGAACTAGATAAAATTGAACTTCAAAAAGTAGATGAGCATAACACACTTCTTAATAAGAAGACGGGTATTTTAAATATTAAGTCGGCAAATAATAGTATCTTATCAAAGATAATGTTTTTAGAAGAATCGAACGACGATCTCAATAAAGAACAAAAAAATATTAACTTGTCAACTAATATTGAACTTGAAAAAAATGTAAAAGATTTTGAAGAAGAGTTTAACACAAACAAAAAGCAAATCGAAAAATTAGATAACGAGTTATCTGTTCTTGAATGTGTTAAATTTGTAGTTTCAGAAGAAGGAGTTAAATCATACATTGTAAGAAAGATATTAAAAGTATTAAATTCGCGTTTAGCGCACTACCTGCAGGTACTTCAGGCTAATTGTTTATGTCAATTTAATGAATACTTTGACGAAACTATTACTGATGAAACAGGCACCGAAAAATCATATTTTAATTTCTCTGGTGGAGAGCGTAAACGTATAGATCTTGCATGTTTATTTGCATTCTTAGATATACGCCGCATGCAAGGTGATGTACACTTCAGTACAATTTTTTACGATGAATTACTTGATTCATCGCTCGACGATAAAGGTGTTGAATTAGTACTCAAAGTACTACGTACGCGGTCTCAAGACTATAGTGAAAATTGCTATATTGTTACCCATCGTGGTACTGCAATAACCGCTAAAGTCGATAACACTCTTTTCCTGGAGAAAAGAAACGGATTTACTTATATATTATAACATTATGTCAAACATTATTGCCAACCAATCAGGTCTAGCACATATTATGGGAGCTCCCATAGGTCTTCCTCCCAATATACCAAGCACCTGGCAGGTATTACCTACAAGACAAGCAGCAAGCGTTCCTCCTCCTGAGCTTCCTGGACAAGGATTACCACGTGCTGTTAACTATTTAGCAGATTATGGTGGTTGCAGTTTCTATCGCTGTATGGCACCTAACTTAATGTTAAATTTATATAATAAAGCTGTTGTAGTAGAGCTAACTACAATGGTGCTTGACCCGAGGTTCTATCAAGGGGTTAAGGCAGTTAAAGTACAGAGACAGGCTACACCTATACAGAGAGATTTCATTAAACTTCTTAAAGAAGTTAGTAAACAAGCTGGCTTTAAGCTTATCTATGAAATTGACGATATTGTTTTTAGAGAAGATATTCCTGATTATAATCGCAATAAGGATGCATTTACATCTGATGAAATACGCGGTAGTATCTTAGACATTATGAACATGTGTGATGAAGTTACTGTTACGTGTGACTTCATGAGAGACTACTTCATCGAGAAAACAGGTAATAAAAACACAACTGTTATTCCTAACTATCTTCTTAAGTGGTGGTTTGATAGATATTACAATTTGCAAAATCTTATTAAGAACTATGATAAGAATAAGAAGCGCCCTGTTATATCGATTTTTGCATCAGGTACGCACGTTGACGTTACCAACAGAACAAATCAAAATGACGACTTTGCTGCAATTATTCAGGCAGTTATTAAGACAAGAAAAGATTACAAGTGGCAGTTCTATGGTTGCTACCCACTTCCATTAAAGCCGTTTATTGACTCCGGTGAAATTGTTTATAAGGAATGGGCACAGTTACCAGATTTTCCTGCAGCTATGGCTAATTCAGGTACTCAGCTAACATTTGCTGCATTACGGGATAATAACTTTAATAAGGCAAAGAGTAATATCAAACTAATCGAGTCAGGAGCAATGGGTATACCTTGTATTTGCCCTGATATGGTTACATATAAGGACGCTATGCTAAAGTACAAGACAGGCGATGAATTTATTGATCAAATTAAAGCAGCGCTAAAGGATCAAGACAAATATACTAAGCTTTGCAAACGCTCTCGTGAGTATGCTGAAAGATTCTGGCTTGAAGATGAGAAGAACCTTATGAAACATCATGAGGCTTATTTCACAGACTTCGGTTCTTCAGAAAGAAAGTACCTACTCGAAACAAATCCTAAAAAATCTTGATTATTCGATAAGCCGGTCTAGACTATATTTGTGTACAGAAACGCAACGTATAACCCAAAAGAAGGTATAGTCTATCTACGTACGTGGACTGAGGACGGTGATCGTATTGACACGGAGGTACCGTTTACACCTTTTTTGTATACCGAGAAAGATGGTGCGAATGAAGGGGTGTCTATTTTTAAAACACCGCTTAAAAAACATTATTTTCGAAATTCATTCGAACGTACAAAATTCGTCAACGATACTAAAAACGGTCGTTTGTTCGGTAATCTACCTGTTGATCAGCAATTTCTTATTGAAACATTTAAGAATGATGTACACAAAGAAGAATTTAGTAAGTACCCACTAAAGGTCTACTTTATTGATATTGAGACATACTCACCGAACGATTTTCCGACGCCGAGTAAAGCTAAAGACCCTGTCACACTAATTACTATTCTCGATACCATTACAGGTAAGATTCATACCTGGGGTCTTAAAAACAACTACAAACCGAAACTTCCTAATGTAACGTATTACAAATGCGATTGCGAAGAAGATCTGTTTGAGAGGTTTGTAAATTTTTGGAAGAAAGATCCTCCTGATATTTTAACAGGTTGGAATACCGAGATGTTTGATATTCCGTATATCATCAACCGTGCTAAAAACTTACTAGGAGAGGAGTTTATTAAACAACTTTCACCGGTAAGAGAAATCAATTACAGAGAAAACTTCCAAAAATTCGGTAAAGATATTGGTCGTTGGTATATTTCAGGTATTAGTTGCTTGGATTATATGGAGATCTATAAGACATACTCAAAAGGAGATAGAGAGTCGTATTCTCTTAATTACATTGCAGAGTATGAATTAAACGAAGGTAAACTAGCTATTAATGCAACAAACCTATCATCACTTGCTGATACAGATTGGGAAAATTTTGTTGATTATAATATCCAGGACGTCGATCTACTTCGTAAGCTAGAAGAAAAATTAAACTACCTTAAGATTATTCGTTTGTTAGCTTATAAAGGTTGCACGAATTTTGAGCGTGCTCTTGGTAAGGTCTCTATCGTAACCGGTGCAATGACACTGCAGGCCGCTAAACAAGGATACATTATTCCTACGTTTAAGAACGAAGTAATACGAGAAGCACTTGAAGGCGGGTACGTGAGAGAGCCTGAAAGAGGCCTCAAAGAAGCTATTGTAAGCTTTGACGTTAACTCTCTATACCCTAACACCATTATTACACTTAACATTTCACCGGAAACAAAACTCGGTAAAATTGTTACAGGTGATGTAGAGACAGATAAAGAGGTACAAGTTAAACTTGTTAACGGTGGGTCGTTTACTGTTACTGTCGATAAACTAAAAGAGTTTCTTAAAAAGGAAAACGTATCTTTAT